TCTTGTTAAATCATAAATTCCCTACAGCAGCAGAAGTTATCACAGAAGCTCAGCTGTTAAATGAATTTGTTAGTGGTACTAAGTAAGCCACTGAAATTCATTTTTTTATAGATATATCTATCTGTAGAGCGGCAGTGGTATACTAGAAAGGGACCTTACGGTCCCTTTTTTATTGCTTGCTTTAATTACTTGTTCATTACGTACATTGTTACTTCAAATCCAAAACGCATTTCTGTTGCTGATGGTGTTGTCCACATTTTATATCTCCTAAGTAATTAGTACTGCTCGGTATTACTTATATGAAATACTAAAAAAAGCACTAGTTAAAACAATTAGAGTTTAATAATCCTGGGATTATTTAGAAGTTGCACGATATACTCCATCAGTGAACGGTGTTTCATGCCATAATCTTTCAGCCATCAAATCATAGTATTGATTTAATTCAGGACAGGCTTTCTTACACAAAGGAATAAGTGTAACTGCTTTTTTCCATGATCCTTTATAATAAAGATCTAAGAACATATCTTGTTCAGGTGTTTGCTTAGCGAGTGTAAAGATCTTAACACCTACTTTTTTACCTTTAACAGCTATACAATCTAATTCTACTACTTCGTATTCATCCCGAACACATCGCGCAGTATCAGGTCCGAGAATAATTCTGACACCATACGATTTGCTCTGGCCTTCAAGTCGGGATGCAAGATTAACAGAATCCCCAAGACAAGTATAATCGAAACGCTGATCGCTACCCATATTCCCAACAACAACGGTCCCAGTATTAATGCCAAGACCCATGCCAAAAGGTGGCACGCCCTCGTTAATGACTTCTGCATTAAATTCATCTAAACTCTCCATCATCTGTAGTGCGGTTTTAACTGCCATCTTAGCATGATTAGGTTCATCAAGAGGCGCATTCCAAAATGCCATTTGGGCATCACCAATGTATTTATCTAATGTACCATTGTTCTCAATTATTTTAGCAGTCATTGCAGTCATATAACGATTCATGATCTTAGTAAGACCTTGCACATCTTCACCATAATGTTCAGAGATAGTAGTGAATCCACGTACATCAGTAAACATAATTGAAAGTTCTCTTGATTCACCACCAAGAGTTAGAAGTTCTGGATTCTTTTGAAGTTTCTCTACTAATGCAGGACTAAGATATGTTCCAAACTGTTTCTTAATCTGCATCTTCTGATTTAACTCAGATACAAATTTTACAGTATAAGCATGAGCGTAAATAATAGCCAAGCTAAGAATAGGAAAAATGCCATCCAAAAGAAAACCGTAATAACTGAAACAATAAACAGAAACATAATATAAAGAAGTAATGATAGCGATAATAGGAAGAATAGCATATTTCCACCTTGACAATAAAATTATAAAGATTGATAATACAATAACTAATAATATTTCTGATGCATTAGCCCATTCAGGACGACTAATTACCGTCCCACTCATGATTGTATCTAGAACTGAAGCTTGAACATAATGTGGATAGACTGCGCCGTTAGCTGTTGCGACAGGATTGTTGAGACCTTTAGCGGTAAGCCCAACGATGACAATTGCTCTATTGAAGTCTGCTGGTAAGTTAGCAGCGGAGTGACTAATAGGTTTGATTGTTGGATCAATCCATATTCTACCGATGGAATCTGTTGTAATCTTGCCGAATCTAGGAATTCTAACAGCTTCAATTCCTGCGTCTGAAACTTTGACTTGGAAACTGGGATCTCCGCTGGCAACACGCAATGTTTCCAAACCAATGCTTGGATACAACTTGCCTTTTGAGTTGATAACCATTGGAACTCTTCTGGTGACGCCATCAAGTTCGGGGATTGTATTAACAACGCCAACACCCCAAGCGTTGTCATTGAGAATCTTAACATTCGGTTCAATATTACCATATTTAATCCCTGTTGATTCTGCATTCCCGCCAATTACTGAAACTCCTGGTCGAAATGGCGGATATTTATCTGCAGATATTTCTGTTGAAGCTATTTGCGGAAGTACTACATTATATTTCTTAAGTGTTTCTGCTAATTTATTGTCGCCACCAAAGCGATCAACATCAGGCATGTAGATGTTAAACATAACCATGCCAGCATGACGACTATACAAATCATCAATGATTTTGGAATACTCTCCTCTGGGGAAAGGGAACTGACCTTTTTGCCGAATAAACTCATCGTCGATATTCACTACATGTACCTGTTTAGATACTGTTGGTGCCTCTGTTGTTATTAATTGATCGAAATAACGAAGACGTATTGATTCAACAAATGAAGGATCTGCTAATCGAATAACAATCAATATCACTAGTGTTACTAGTGCCATCCATGGTGAAAGTAGTATTTTTTTCATTTTTTCAATTCATTTACAAAATTTAAAAGTAATTCATGGTGCCGACCGCCATTCCAATATTTATTGATATAATTCCAAGGGTTTTCATACCAATATAATGAAGCTTCAGGATGACAACCTATTATTCCTATTCTTCCTTGTATAATTGCCATTGGATCACCATTGGTATATCTAGCTATAGTTTTAAATTTAGATTCATCACCAATCAATGCACATCCATCATAAAAGTACATATGTTCTTTTACACCATTCCATATAATTGGAGCAACTGTACCATAACTTCTTTTAACATCTGCATTTGGTTGCTTTATATATTGTACCGCATCTACATCATGCAATATATCAAAATACCTGCTTCCAGCCCAGTAAGCACCCATACAAATACCAAGGAAGTGACCACCATCTGATATGAATTTGGCGATTCTATTCGCTCGTGTTCTACTGAAGAAATTGAAATATGTGTCAGAATCGCCAATGCCGCCAGGAAAAGCAATGATGTCGATATTATCAAAAAAGTTATCATTATCTAATTCGCTTTCTACAAATGTTATTATTTCATATTGAGATGATAGTGCATTAGTAATTGCAATTACACAATCTATACTACATTCCGGATGTCTTAGGTATATAGCAATTAAAGGTTGTTTCATACATCACATCGGTACAAAATTTAATAAAGCTTGTACCGATTGTATGATAAACCTACATGCTATTTCATCATTAGCTAATTGTGATTGTGCTTTAACTAATGCTATATCTTGCATCAAGAATTCGTATTCTTCTTTAGATAATAAACCTTGTGATCGCTGATCGCATAGTACTAATATCTCATTGGCTAATACAGAAGCTGAACCACCAAGTCCAGCTTGTTCTCTTAATTGTTCTAAATATTCATTACTCATCGTCCACTCCATGCTTTAATAATAACATCTACACGAGCTCTTTGAATCGTTAATGCTGATTCACAGAATGTTTTATTACTAGATCCTCTTGCTTTTACTAATGCTTCTTCTAATTTTACTATTGCATCTGCCTGAGGATCATTGCGTAATACAGCATAGACCTTCAAACGTTCAACATAATGTCCAGCATTATTCCAATCTTTATTATCACAATTTAATTTATCTACTAAGATTTTTGTATCAACAATATGACTAAACATTACCGGATCATGTTGAACTGGTAGTATTACTGCACATCCTGATAAAGTTAAAGCTAAAACAACTAGTAATGATTTCATATTATTCCCAATCTTTCATAATACCCCTATTCTTTTCTAAAGCTTGCAATTTAGCAGGCAATAGCGGGGAAAAATTAATTCCAGTGTAATCTTCGATTTCACCGATAGAAACGATGTATTGTTCCATTGTTTTTGGATCAAGCTTTTCATTAGGAAACATAAATGATATTGATTGACCGCGATTAGCATCTATAACAATTTTATAAAGATACGGAGGAACCTTCACACCATTACCCATAATCTTGGGTGGTGATTTGTCGTAGATAGTACCAGTAATGATGTATAAATCACCACGTTTTTGTGCCCAATAACGAGTATATTCTTCTAAGTATTTCCAAATTCCACGATTATTACCTGGAACTTGAGGCATCATGTTGGTGAGGAAAAATGATTCACTCATCACATGAGGAGAATATGTAAAGTTTGCAGCTGGAGCCATATGACCGCGATCTAAACCAGAACCTTGATAATCTAAAAGCGTAGCGCGATACTGTGTAGGAATTGAAGTATCTTCTCTAAAATCATCTTTTCTAGCAGTATTTTTTACTAAGTTAGTAGCTATTAAATGTTCTGCAACAAAATATGATACCTTAGTAGTATAATTATAATTTACTGCATAACCTAGTTTACACAAATATTGGTTATTACCTTCAACTTTAATTTGAGGTGCACCCCAAACTACGTGTTGTGGACATGAATCATCTATTGGATTTGCATTAACTTCATATGAAACTAAACTCCAAAATACAATACTAAATGCTGTTAAAAACCTTTTCATGCAACTTCCTTTCAGTTTCTTATATAAGAATAACTCCCACAACTACCGCTATTGCATTGTATACTCATAGATCCAATATTAGGTTGTGTTTGATTGGTTTGTTGAACAGTAACAGAAGATCCTACAGTTCCGTTTAAGTTCAAATTAAAAGCTTTATCAGCACCACTATTTCCACTTTGTTGAGCATTAATTGTATTGCCGCTATTTGTGGTACTATTTAATCCAACAACAGTGAACGAATGATTACCACTACCGTTCTGATCAATATTTATATTATTGCCAGAACCTATTAAATTCTGAATGCTAGCAGTATGATTACCACTTCCTTGTTGTAATATTGCAACACCGTTATTAATTCCAGCTTTTATTTCAACATTTGTTGTTTTTATGCCAGAATCTTTTTGATCTATAGTAATAACAGTATTATCAATTGGAGAAGACGCACCTAAATTCAGAGTTACATTATGTCCAGATCCATCTTGTAAAACATTAACTGTATTACCACTACCGCTTTGTTCTATATAAAGTACATTATCTGCTGCATATGAACTTTTAATAAGTATAGCAATCAAACAGGATGCTATAATTATTAATAAAATAAATTCATATGCATTAGTTGTAATTCGTTCTCTTGTCATATTAATTTTGCCTTAAATTTATAATACTGCTGCCACCAGAATTGATTCTATTTCTAATTTCTATAGAACCTTGTTGTTGGTATATTGTAGTATTTTGATTTTTCTGGGTAGTAACACATTGGTTATTTGAACCATCACTACGACACAGTGTAATTTGTGGATCATCAATAGAAACTGTTACACCTGATGATGCTGTCCAATCAGGTAATAATCCACTCTTTTGAGTACTAAGCATGTTTAGTTGTGATGCCATTTGAGCATTAATAATATCTAATATATTTGCAAGAAAATCTTGATCTAATAAATTCTTTGATAGTTTATCTTGATAGTCTTTATCTTTTTGTAAATCTAATGCATTTGCTAAACCAGTTGATCTCAAATAATCCACATCTAATGCACCTTTTTTTGTATCAGTACGATGATCATCTTGTTTACCTAATTCTGGTGGTGGTGATACAATCAACATATTATTTATAGCATCAGGAGATAAGCTAATAATTATTGGTTTAGATGGTAATGTGCCACTGTTTTGTACCTTAGTTGCTTCATATGGTTTATTTAATATTACTGATCCAGCTTCGTTACTAACTTCAATGACTCCAGTTATACAATCTCTATTCACATCTATCCAACCAAATTTACAACTTGGTAATAATATAATAGTGGATCCGCCTAATTCATCTACAGTCGCAGAAAAATCTGTACCACGTACAGCTACAGATGCTGATGGTGTATTAATAGATACATTTTGTGGAGAGTTTTTAGCAATTTGTCCTGAAGCATAGCGTACTGTTCCTAAAGCAACCTTAATAGCCAAATGGCCATTTTTACTTGCTTTAGGATCATATACGAAATCATCTATAACTAATTTAGAATTCTCATTTATTTGCACCGTTGTATCATCAGCAAATTTGATACCAATTTTACCTTGTTGAGTACGAATAGAATCATTCATCTCAACGCCTACACCTTTATTACCAACTATAGTTTTAGATGCTCTAGATATTTCTGGAGCTTTATTAACTTGATCTGTTATTATACCAACAGCTGCTATTACATTCTGCGATAGCAGCACTAAAAATAAACAAATTAAGTTTTTAACGATTGAGTTGATTGATATTAAAAACATTAGTATTGCCAGTTGATTTAAGATTTAACATATTATCTCCAACCGTACCGCTTTGAACGACGGTTGTAGTATTACTTGAACCATTAAAATCAAAAGTAGCAGTATGACCGTTTACACCACCACCGCTTTGAGTAATGCCAAATGTATTGCTCGCGCCAACTGAAGTTAAAGTAACATTACCTTCATTTCCTGTTAGATTTGTTGTAACAGAATTTGCACTTCCACCGCTAGTATTAATTGTTTGTGTAGTATTATTAGCATTGATAGTCGAAATTAATGTTGAAGTTCCACCAGTTTGTATTGCTGTGATACTATTTCCTGTTCCTAACATTTGAACATTTGCTAAGTTGCTATTACCAGTTTGAGAAATGTCTACTAAAGAATTAGAATTAGTACCAGCTCCCGTATTATTTAAATTAATGATACCAGTATTAGAATTACCAGTAACACTATATGTCACATCTGCAGATGTGCCATTCGATATTGTACTATTGATGCCTAAACTTAATGTATTACTAGAGCCAACTTGATTAATATCTACTTGAACATTGTTGCCATTTATGTAAGCTGGATCTGTTGCCAATCCAGGACTTCCATTACGAATACCTTTGACAGTATTTCCGGTACCATCTTGAGTGATACTCACCACTGCATTATCACCGGTTTGATCAATGTAAATACTATTATCAGCTGAATAAACCTGAGTAGATACAGCAAATAATGCTAATGTGAGTATTTTTCTCGAGAACTCACTAACCCCTGTCGATCTTATGTACGTATACATTTACTTTTTTGAATTAAAGTGAATTAATTCTTCTCCTTATTGTCCACCGTTATATTCTTAAAATTCCATACTCCCTTTCGTTCACCTTCTTTGATTAATTCAACGACTGCTGCTTCTATCGTTGCTTTAACCGCCAATGTACCGGCTTCATTAATTGTTAGCCCGGTTTCTGCCTCAAATGCTTGTGTTCCATTACTAATAAATTTTAGTACTGCAACCGAATCAGCAGTAGAATAAACAACTTTCTGTACTGTCACTGCAGCAAGAACTTTTCCAGTATTAACTGAAACGGCCCTTAATGAAATTGTTACTATATCTTTAGAGTATTGTGTCTGTGTTCCTATTCCCAAAAATCTATGTGCTGCGCCACCCGACTCATTACCGCTGTCATAACCAATAATACCGCCTTCCATAATAATTCCAGCGAATTGCATTGGCATTAATGGCTTTGCATCTTTACCTTCATAAGCTTCGCGCATCTGACGTATGATAGTTCTTTCTTTCGTTAGAGAATCAATACCAACGCGTTCAACAACATCAAACCATTCACCTCTTCCAACATCTTGTAAAGCGCGTATTAAGAATACTTCAGCACCTTGTGTTACAGCTGTTGAAAAAGAAGCTATTCCTGGAGTAGGTTTTCTCTGTCCAGTTTTATCTGAAAATGTATACACAGCTACAGTGACACGTTTGCCCTCTGGTGAAGGTACCGCATCAAATTCTTTTTGCATTTTATTAGCAGTGACTTCAGGTTTATGCTCAAGTCCAGCTTTCTGAATTAATGCACACCCCGACGTTAATAAAATTAATAATGATAAAAATATATGTTTCATTAGAAAACAAATTGTCCTAGTGGTACTGTAATATTCGTAACATTACCCACATTATCTGTTACTTGAAGATAAACGTTCGAACTATCTTTAGACCAAAAAATAGTGTTACCCTCGAATGCCAATGTTCCGCTATTGGATCCACCAGTTGCAAACATAGCTGTAGCTAAATTTTGAGAGATCTGCGCATAGATGCGAGATTCTAAATTATTTAAAAACTTTTGGAGGTTTGTATTTGTTTTATCAGCTGCAGCTTTGTCTAGTGCAGCTTGAATATCTTTAGCAAGCTGTTGCTTGCGTGTATATTCTTGGTTCTCTATGGTAAGAACGTGTGCAGAGTATCCATTTCCAGTAAAGGATGGGGATTTGAAGGAGAAATCTGCGATAGGTGCTGCATGTACTTCACTTATCAGTATTAGAATTCCCGGTATTAGAATTTGTTTGATCATTTTCCTTTTGTTCTTTCAAAGATAAAATAACATTTACCTTTTGGTTAAGTCTTATAAGATCATTATCAAGCATTCTAATACGGTCTATCAATTCAACTAACACTTTACTTGCTTCTGAAGTAACTGGTTTTATTTCCTCAGTTACCCATTTCCAAACATAAAATACAAAATATCCTAAGCCACCAGCTGCGATGATTGGAAATCCGTATTTGTTTACTAATGTTACGATATCCATTTACTTCTCGTCCTGCTCTTTTTTCTCTTTAAATAAAAAAATCTGATTGTCTATTATTTTAGTTATAAATTTATCGCCTTGTTTTACTTCTAAACTATTAGGAGATAATTCACGATCCATCATAATAGATCCATCTGGTAATAAATCAAAGTAGTAATCAACAAATTTCATTTTAGGCCTTAATCGCGTCTTGCGTCAGATTGTTCTGCCCTAGATATTCTATCAAAATCTGGTGGAATACCAAGAGCATGTGATACTTTAGTGTCGATACGTATCACATCATGGTTCATGGTAGCTACACGTTTATCTAAAGCACCAATAATACCGCTGATGCTCTTCACAGAGGAAGTAACACCTGCTAGAATAAATTTGAGTGTTAGAAAAACAAAGTAACCTGCTGCTATTGCTGCTGCAATTGGAAATCCCAACTCTGCAACTATTCTTAAGAAATCCATATTTGTTCCTATGTTGGCTTTTATAATCAGATAATCATATAAAGGGCCTCACCTCTTATTTATAAATAAAGGTATATGAAAGCACATATTTTAGGTAATGGACCATCAATTAATCTCTATAAACCTCAGGAAGGTTATATTGTAGGCTGTAATTTCCAAGAGCATCCAGTTGATGTTAGCATAGTATTAGATAGAAGACCATTTTTAGTGTATTGTGGTAATAGAGCTCTTTTACAAGGCAAACCTATTATTACATCAGCATATGCTATGAAAACTATCAGTGAGCAAGAGATATTACATGAGTTTGAAATATTAGATGTAATAGAACATCTTGAAAAATATGTGAGTGCTGGTCACATAGCCACAAATTGGTGTTTGGGTAAATATGATGAGATACATCTTTGGGGATTTGATTCAATTTGGGCTGACACACAAGAAACTAGAACTGATAAATTAGTAGAACGAAGCCGAGGACAGTTCGATCTCTTTATTCATTGGCGTGAGAAATGGCAAGTTTATAAACAACACAACATCATTGTACATGATACATTAGAAGGTACACAATTAAGGAATTTAATATGATTGCAAAAACACAGATACAAGAGATCGATTTTGATTTTGGATTTACAGCAGTTAATGAGGAAGATCTTGATGCAGTGCAAGAAGTCACCACACAAGTAGCTACTACAAAGGGTGAAGTGGAAGCATTACAATCAAAGCTTACACAATTACGACATGCTATCGAACCATTGCTAAAGAACTTAGAACTTAATCCTGAGAAAGCATACATTCATTGGCCAGATCGCACGACAAAAGTCAAAGCTTTTAGATCTAGATTGGATAGTATTCAAAAGCTCTAAGTCTTTGATTATAAAGTACTATATTACAAGCCAATGATTCTATTGGCTTTTTTTATGCGAAAAATAAGCGAAATAACTGTGTACATTAGCATGTAACCATGGTATAATGGTTACATCAAATCAAAAAGGACGAGTAAAATGAACATAGTAGACCTACCAAGAATACACGAACAAGCACTTGATCTTGCTACGGCAGCACAGCTAGCATTCATTGCAAAGCACGGTGAACCAATGTACTGCGGTTTTGCATGGGTAAATGTTCCTGTTGACAAAGGTAACACTAAGAGCGGTAAAGCTCAAAAGCTTGCTTTAGAAGCACTTGGATTCTCAAAGGCATACAATGGTGGAATGGAATTCTGGTCACCAGGCGAAATGAGGACTCAAAGCATGTCCGTAAATGAAGCTGGTGCAGACGCTTATGCAGCAGTCCTGGAGAGTCACGGGATCACATGTTATGCTCGGTCAAGAGCAGACTAAGCGAAAATAAGCTGAAAATAAGCGAAAAAAGCATGTACATTAGCGAGTTATCATGGTATAATGGTTACATCAAATCAAAAAAGGAAGCAAAATGTTAACACTAGATCAAGGCATTACAAAAGCAGTAGAACTTATGACAGATAGCTATAAGAATATGTACGCTGATCGCGCAACAGATGATGATTGGCGCAAAGAATATGCTGTTGAACAAGTAGCAAAATTTATCGGCACAACACGTATTTTAAAAGGTCGTAACTATGTAAAAGTAGTTGCTGATGGTAGTGTTAAATTCTTTATAGTTGCTAAAGCTACAAAGGGATTTAAAGTAGGTGATTTATTGAAAGCTGCATCATATGCTGCACCAGCAACAAACTTTGCTCGCGGTAATGTATGCGAAAATAATTTTGGTGATATTCGTTGGACAGGAGTTTAATATGATTAGATTTTTAATTGGTTTTTTAATGGTTTTTGGTGCTGTTGGTAATGATGAAGCACCAATCCTACAAGTGTTGGCACTCGCGAGTGTTGGCCTTCTCTTTATGTACTTTGGTACTGAGAAGATGAAAGAGCAAGAATACCGCTAAAAACTTGTGTACAACGAGTTAAAAGTATGGTATAATAGATGTACAAATTGAGTAATTTAATTAATAATGAAGGAGTAGTTTATGGGTCGCAAAGCAAGAGTTTATGAAGCATCATTCGTACAAACGTTTGAGGACAAGTTTTATGCACAATATCCAGAAGTAAAATCTGGTGCATCATTTCAGTGGAAAGATGCAGTAAAGGTTCTTCGCCAATTGGGTTTAAGTACTCGAGTTGGTAATGAATATCCTTTCTATTTCTTTACTAACAAGATCTCTAAGGGTATTTACAAGATGCCTACAAAGAAGCCACTGATCAAAGGTTCGCCTGAAGCATTAGCATCGAGTTCTGTAAAACCTACAAAGAAATCTGTAGGCAGTAAGAGTAATACACCTAATGCAGCATCACGAGCATGGTCTTCTGGTCGAACAATCAAATCGACTGTGAATACAAAAACGACGAAGGAAGATCGTGATATCACAGGTTCTTATGATGATTCTGTTACGTTTGAAGATTTAGCCTCATTGAGAAGTGAATTTGGTCTCGGTGAATTTAAAAACACGATGGACTAATCCATAAGATTAGTTTGTCTAACTGATCACGATTCGGGAGAGTCGCTACAATGGAGATTGCACATCTCATCCAACGAGAGATGCATTAGCTTGTTGGAATGCAAAAGCATATAGATCGCCGGATAGAGTAACCGGCACTAATTTTAAAAAGGTATGATAATGACAAAAGTTGCTATTAATCGATGTTTTGGTGGATTTGGTATTTCAGATGAAGCATTTGAATTATTGCTCACACGTAAAGGCTATGCTTTTGATAAAGTTGTAAGTGAAGGTACTAGTCGATTAATGGGCCCAAGTTATTATCATGCTGGTTTACCACATATTGATGATAATTATATTGATGAATATAAATTTTATGAAGATCGTTCTGATCCAGACTTGATTTTTGTTATTGAACAAATGCGTGATAAAGCGGATAGTTGGGCAGCAGAAATTGCTATCGTTGAAATTCCTGATGATGTTAAGTGGCACATCCACGAGTACGATGGACTTGAACATGTTGCTGAAGATCATAGGACGTGGTTATGAAAACACTTCGCGAAAAAGCAACCGCAGCTATCCTAGAATTAGGAGAAGAGAATGCACGTTTGCGTAAAACCTTAGATCATATCATGGCTCAAAGAACAGGTACATATTTTATTTGTGGTGATGTTGGTCCGAAGGGTGAAATGGATTTACCACATGCAATTATGATTTGCCCACAATATGGCTCAGATGGTTTTGCAATTTATACAAAGACAACAGAATATGACGCACCGAAATATTAATAAAGCAGAGTTTTTTGGTGAAGATTTTTCAGGAGCTCCTTCAGAGGTTTTTCCTGGAGAATCTCATCATAGTGATAAAGGATATCAATCACAACCATTAAGTTCAATACCAATGAGTGCTAGGATCTTCACACCACCAGAATCTGTTGGATGTTGGGATAGCGGTGGTGGTGTGAAAGTAATGATGACAAAACGACCTAATTGGTTTCACCAAAAAATGACTTATGCTTTCTTTGGTTGGAAATGGACTGATTATGATAAGGAAAACGTATGAGTTTAGATGTTTATTTAATGGTTACACAACCATGTTCGGTATTCAACGCTAATATCACACACAATCTTAATAAAATGGCTGATGCTGTTGTATTGAGTAATGGTAAAAATTTATATCAAATTCTTTGGAGACCTGATGAACACGGATATACTAAAGCAATTGATATTCTTTCTTTGCTTCATGAAGGTATGGTTGAACTAATTCGTTTTCCTGAGAAATATAAACCATATAATCCAGAAAATGGATGGGGTTCATATGATGGATTAGTAAACTTTGTGCGCGAATATCATTCTGCTTGTCTCGACAATCCGGATGCAGATCTAAGCATTTCTCGATGATTGCAACTGAATACTATCTTGCGCTTGATCTCGAACTTAATAATGCTGAGGATGGTTCTACATCGAATCCACCGATCATTCAAGTTGGTGTAGCGATAGGTACATTTGATCATTACACTGATAATGCAATCATTACTAAGAAATGGTATCTGAATCCTAATGAACCAATCTATCCATTCATTACAAACTTAACTGGTATCACTGATGAGGATGTATTAACAAAGTCAGTAACACATGAAGTTTTAGCTGAAGAGCTCGGTGCATTGATTAAAGAATATAAACCATTCATCAATCCTGTTACATGGGGTGGTGGAGATTCTATAGAACTAAAACAAGAATTTATTGATAGGAACATTGCATTTCCATTCTTTGGTCGTCGATGGATTGATGTCAAAACGTGGTATGTATTACGCATGATCGCAGCAGCAAAACGACCAGCAGGAGGATTAAGATCTGCAATGGGACTTTATAAAATGAATTTTGATGGTACACCACATCGAGCAGATGATGATGCATTGAATACTCTACGCTTGTTTTTCAAGATCGTAGATTTACAAACTAAAACACAATATATTATTAACACAGTGAAGGAACTATAATGAAATATGAACGCGAAACTATTAAGAACATTTTGCGCAAAGGTGCAACCACAGTTACATTTACAAAGAAAGATGGAACTGTACGAGTGATGCAATGTACACTTAATGAAGCAATGATCCCAGCTGAGCATCAGCCAAAGGATAGCGGGAAAACAACCAAAATGAATGATACTGTATTGCCTGTATTTGACACAGAAAATCAAGGATGGCGCTCATTTGCCATCGATGCAATTACTGATGTACAACAAGCAAAAAATATGGTATAATGGATCTAGATTAACGATTTGGAGAATCTATGTCAATGCACTTAGAACGTCCGTGGCTCAGTACCACAGGCAAGAAAAAGGGTAAGCAAAAGTTTGCTTCAGCTGAACATGCTAGAAAAGCTAGAGAATTAGCTGAGAGTTGGAAAGCATTCGAGAAAAAATGGAAGATTAATGCTAAGAGTGCATTAATTAGTGCAGTCTCTACATCTTCCATGAATCCTGTTGTTACAAAACCATATGTACGTGAAACAGCAATAATTCCTAGTCTTCCATTTACCGGTGGTCCTTGTCCAAAACCAGCAGATAAAGTTTATACTGGTACCATGATTAAAGGTATTGGCACAATGCATAAGAGCAATGCGATACCAATTTTCAGCAATGAACAAGCACAAGATATTGCAAGAATGCGGCGATAATTATCATGTACAACAAACAAAACACATGGTATAATAGAATCTATATAATGATTAAGGAATAATGATGGCAGTCAAGCTAAATGGTAAGACAGTACGACCACCTAAGAAACGTGTTACTAATTCATTGATGTTAGATGAAAAATATACTGGTACAGAACCAGTATTTAATGGTGAATTTAATGATGAGCAGCTACGTAAAGTTAAGATAATGCAATCACTTAGCTACTATAATTATTTTTACAATGGCAAATACTTTCGTAAAATACTTACTACATATGCTAAGGATGAATTAAAATATGATAAAGAAAAACTGGAACTTATTGCAGCAGCACCTGATTGGACTTGCAGTTTACAATCCGGAGCTTTGTTGCGCATGCGTAGCCGTGGGTTTATACTTCGTGATAGTGAATATTTAACTATTAAATCTCGCATTGATGACATGATTTCTCATGCGATTAAAAAGATTAAAGATGATGCATATGAAACAAGTAAAGGTGTTGATACAAAAACTGCATATGTTGCACCTGTAATATCAATTCAAGATCGTATTAAAAACAAAACAAATGTTACTGTATTAGGTGATCTTGAAGATCTACTTGATGAATGGATAAGCGGCGCATCACCATCTATTGATGTATATGAAGCTATGAAAGCTGCATTGTTACCAGCCCAAGCGTCCAAATACGTCATTGATTGGGCACAAAAACAACTTGATGAGATGCAAAGTGCTATAAATAAGACTGATGACCAAATCGTTGAAGGTTATTCTCATCTTTCTACCAAACGGAAGAAAGAATATATAGTATGGTACGAGGGTATCATCGCTGACGCGCAGCGATTTGGTACTAACACAAAAACAGTACGTAAAGCGCGTTCCAAAAAACCTGTATCCCTTGAGAAACAAATCTCAAAGCTCAAATATTTAAAGGAGTCGCCCGAGAATAAACTAGTTTCAATCAATCCAGCTGCAATCATTGGAGGTTTAGAATTGTGGACTTACAACGTTAAGTACAAAACTCTTACTCGATATATTGCAGATTCAGGACTTGGGTTTGGAATTAAGGGCACTTCCCTTACCAATTACAGTCAATCCCCAGTTTCACAAACACGTAAGCTGCGAAAACCTGAATTAACACTTTCAGAGATTTTGTCGTCTTCAAAATTGAAGGCTCCTAAAATCTTTGATGCACTGTCAACTGTGCCAAGTGCACCTAACGGACGGATTGGTGAGGATACAATACTCATAAAGGTAAACAAATAGATGTCAGAATTATTACTCTCTATCACAGCGTGGTTGACGATATTAACAAATCCGATTCCGTTGAACGAACAAGATGTATATTGTCTAACAAGAAATGCATATTACGAAGCTAAAGGTGACTCTCAAATGTCACAGGTAGCGGTAACACAAGTAGTGCTTAATCGCACGAAAGATCCTTCATTTCCAAAGGATGTGTGTTCAGTTGTGTATCAGAATAACAAGCACCAAGATAATCACAAAACTACATGCCAATTCTCATGGACATGTGATAAGAAATTAATGGGAAAATTAGTGGATGAAAAGGGTTGGAATGAATCATTATCCGCTGTGAATTTGGCACTCGCGATGTATTATAATCGTGATGTTGATATCACACAAGGCGCAACGTTTTATCATGCTAACTATGTAAATCCTGGTTGGCGTGGTTTAGAAAGAATCACTTCGATTGGAAGTCACATATACTATAGGGTAAACAAGCAATGTCAGAACAACCAAGCGGCGTGTACACAAAGAAATCGTTCTCTGAGTTAATCGAAAGGTTAGTAAGAGAGAAACGATCGACATCCTACCTCGATACAATATTAGATGTATGTAAAGAGAGGATGATCGATCCTGAAGATATCGCTAAATTATTGAACAATCCTATCAAGGCAAAGTTAGAAGCCGAAGGTATGAACTTAGGATTATTGAAAAAGAAAAATGAGCTACAATTCGAATGAATCGTATGAAGCGTATCAGATCTACATAGGTATTAAATTACACTTTGATTCTGCTACATACGATTTCTTTAAGTACAACGGTAAGACAAGCGTAACACCGAAATCATTCTTCGCGCGCAAAGATAAATACTTCTTCGCGAAACTGATAAGGAAATACGGTGTGAAGGATTTAAAGTACTTCTTCGCAACTAATTTTGCGAAACATGGTACTAAATGGATTGGCAGTTTAGATGAAGAAACTGCAGATGAAACCTACAGGAATTTTAAATCTCTGATGGAATCATTTACATATCGCTTTAAAAACGATATAGATAGAATTATGTCGACGAATGAATTTAAGAGTCTATTCGTTGTGGAAGACGGTCAACACCCAATACTCGTTAAGATGTTATTGCAAGATCAGATACCACTCGAAACTTTTATAGTCCTTAATCGATATATAGGGTTTATGCCTAAGTTTAACAAAGAAATAAAGGATCCAATCATTTGGCCTGAACTTTCTAGAAAGATTCTTAAGTACAATCCCTGGATCACGGTGAATAACGAAAAGATCAAAGAAATTCTTGCTAGCTGTTTACAGCAAGAAAATTCTATGATATAATAATTATTCCATACAATGTTTAAAATGTGTATTACTAAAAAGGAAAAATACAATGTCATTAGCAAATCTCAAAAACAATCGCCTTAGCGATATCAATCCGACTAGTTGCTGCAGCTGAAAAAGTAGGTGGCGGAGCAACACAACAGTCATTCGAAGATAACCGTATGTGGAAACCAGAAGTAGACAAAGCCGGAAATGGTTTTGCTGTTCTACGTTTCTTGCCAGCACCCGAAGGTGATGATTACCCATGGGCACGATATTGGGATCACGGCTTTCAAGGTCCTGGTGGTTGGTACATCGAACGTTCATTAACGTCAATCGGTGGTACTGATCCAGTTTCTGAATTGAATTCTAAATTATGGAATTCAGGTTTGGAATCTGATAAGGATATCGCTCGTAAACAAAAGCGTCGTCTTCACCACGTTTCAAATGTCATGATCATCTCTGATCCTGCACATCCAGAAAATGAAGGTAAAGTGTTCCTCTTCCAATATGGTAAGAAGATCTATGATAAGATGATGGATGTTATGCAACCGCAATTCCAAGATGAAAGCCCAATCAATCCATTCGATCTATGGACTGGTGCTAACTTCAAGCTTAAGATTCGTAATGTTGAAGGTTATCGCAACTACGACAAATCTGAGTTCGATAAGGCATCAGCTGTTGCCAATGGTGATGAAGCTGAACTTGAAAAAATCTATGCAAAATGTTATTCATTGAAGGAATTCACTGACCCATCAACATATAAGTCATATGATGAATTGAAGGCTAAACTTTCACGAGTACTTGGTGGATCCGCACCACGCACGACTGCTGAAGGTATTGAACTCGATGAAGTACGATCATCTCCTAAGGTTGGTGCAACATTAGCTGCAGTTTCTGCATCTGCTGCTGCGCAATCAGATGGTGATGATGATACGTTGTCATACTTTTCAAAGTTGGCTAACGAGGCGTAATTGGCCGGTGTTTACAAACTAAAAACATGTCCTGGTTGCAATATTGAACACCGAAAACGTGGGATATATTGCTCTCAGGCTTGTTCCAATTCTGAGAGAATAATTTCAGATGAAACACGAAAGAAATTATCAGCTAAACAAATTGAATATCAACAGACTCCCGAAGGTGTAGCACAAGTCGCTGCATTTAATAATGCAACAGCACAAAGGATAGAGGATGAAGATAAACGAAAGAAGGGAATATACGTATCAGTTCCCGATGATTGGGCAATTCATATCGATGCTGTAAATGAATCTGACCCATGGGCAGATGATGATGTACAACTATAGGAATTATGATGAAAGAATTTGAATTTGATGTTGAGAAAGTTACACGATTAGAGGTTATTGATGCTGATGGTCGTAGTTATACTATGCATAATATAGAGAATATGGAATTCTCTCTTCAAGATGACGCAAGAACATTAAAAATATTTGTGATTACTAAACCAAATGCCGAATAATATACCTAATTATACCGTAGAAATGCCTGATGGTGAGAAACTTACATTAGGTGAATATATCAATATTATTGAAGCCACAAGTATTTGGAAACCTGCATCTGTAACGCAAGAACCTGAAACGAAACTAACACGATGGCGTGTATTCCTCGTTAAGGGAAATCTTGGCGAAGACGGGAATAAAGATACGATTCATTTTGTTGGATATGCTGGTTACGAAGGTCGAGTGTGTTCACCTGTACAAACATATGATCCAACCACCAAACGTGGAATCACCAGATCTGGTAGAGTTTATGAACTATGCGGTAGTTCGGGAATGGATCCTG